TTCATACCGAAAAAGATATTGAAGACCAGCATGACCGATAAAAAACAATGGGGTGGAAAACGCCCAAACCAAACAGGCAGACCTCCGAACCGCAAAGGAGTCAAACGAGTTCAATTTCATTGCATGATCGATCCAGCTACCAGGGATCAGATTAAGCATCTCTCCGAGCAGAAGAAATTATCTGCCGGACAAATCATTGACGAGTGGGCTGAAGGTAGTAAGACAGAATAGCCCTTTAAAGCCCCGTAGAGGACGCTCAGAGCGTTTTTAGCCTCCAACCTATACAATCTACCACGCTAAGGTATAAGACCGCCAATCCCGCCATTCCTCTGAATGCCCGATTTGCTGTGATTGACCGAACCCTATCCTTGTACCTCCTATCTGTGATTGCAGACAGGATATCTTTACCCCTCTTAGCTGTGATTGCTGATAGTATATTCTTATCGGATATCTGACGGATATATTTATACCTCCTAACCGGTATAATATTTTGAACGAGTGAATGGGTAAGCTGAGTGATACCTGTTCTGCCGGTTAATCGGTTAGGCTGATGATTGATTTTATTCTCCCAATCGAGTGAGCTTGTAGGCTGGCAATGTAGTGGGAGGTGTGCCGGCTTCAGCGGATGGGCTTTGCCTGTGTGGCCTGTCAAGGGCCACAGGCTAAGCGCAAGCGTCCCACTACTAACAGCCTTTCCACCTACTGAGAGTAGTGTGTGTTTTATATTATAAGGGCACACACTACCACTCTTCTGACTATTTAATTGCACTATTCTGCTTTTAGCTTTAGCTTCAGAGAATAGGTATTTGAATTGTTTGGACCATTCTTTTCGATCTCAATTTGGTCTTTCGTCATCTTCAAAATCTTATCAAATCTTTCCCTGGTGACTTCGTTATTGGTTTGCTTTTGGAGTAATTCAATTGCTTTGTTTTTTCCGGCAATCGGTTTATCTTTTAACAGCTCGAGGAACTTATCGCATAAAGCCTCATTAATCTTTTTTTGGATTGAGGAGGTTTGACCAGGCTTTCTGAACTTGGCCTCGAGGTCGGGTTTATGCTCGAAAAGGGGGAAGGTTTCAGCGGAAAATTCGAGGACTTTGGGGGGTGAGAATGGGCAGTTTCGGGAGGTGGTTTCGAGGATAAGATGCTCCTCCTCCTCATGGGAAGTCAGGGTTAGGATGGCATCGGGATCTCTTGCGAATACACCTGATCCACTCGCTCTATCGATATGATCTGTTTCTGACTTATTACCCTTCGAGAAGTGGTGGGCGAAGACTATTGCGGCTCCTGTTTCCTCGGAGAAGTCTTCGATTAGGTTAACGATTTCGCCTACCGCCTTGGCATCGTTTTCGTCTATACCGGTTGCCAGCTTATAGTATGGATCGAGGATAATTAGGTCGTAGTTTCGCCTTTCGACTCGGATCTTGGTTAAGAGGTCGAGGAGTTCTGTCCGATGACCTCGAAGTGGCCAATAGTCCAAATAGTAGTTTTTAGGTATCTCTCCCTTAAACATCGCCTTGGCTACTCGCTTTATCCGATCCGTACCAAAGTATTTCTTAAGCTCGAAGTCCAGGTATAGGACTTTACTCTGCTTAACCGGCATCCCCAGCCACGGCATCCCACTGGATGCGGCGATGGCCAAGTTAATCAAGGACCATGTCTTACCCGCTTTACTTGAGCCTGATATTATCATCTTGCATCCTTCGTGCAGACATCCCTCAATAATCTCCTCCAGCTCATTGGCTGGGTTCGTGGCGAACTCCATGCATTGACCGAAGGACATGATATCGGGAAGTGGCTTGGGATCATCATTCCTCGTCTCGATTGAGCGGTTTGGCATGTTAGTAACAGTGGGAGAGTCGAGCATATACTCGAGTTCTATGGCTTTAAGCTGTGCTTTATAATATGGGTCGTCTTTAGGTCTCATCTTTTTTTATGTTATTTTTGATTAATGTTAAAATTATTTGGGGCTTTAAATTTATGTGATTTCTGACAATGAATATAGCATCCCCTTCGTCCATCCGCTTGGCCATTTCAATCGCTTTGACCGGCTTGATGCCCAGTCTTATAAACCTTCGAACAATCTGTGCTTTCAGTAGGGTATTAATCATTCCGCCCAAAACAGAATTGGTTGAATGGCGGAATACTTCTCGCCCTTCTCAGTCTTCGGTTTTCTCGTTCCCCAAGGGAGTCGGACTAGGCCGAGGGGTGAATTATAAATCGATGGATCGGCTCCGAGCTTTATGGACATATGTCGGAACTGCTCGAACTTACCAGGTATCCAATCATACCAGCAGTGTAGACTCTGACCGCCTGAATCGACTATCATCTTGAGGGGACAGATGGCTTCGAGGGCAAGTGCCGGTCCAATCTGTTCTGCCTTCGTCCAAGTTGGATCATCAATTTCGTGGACTAAGTACATCCGCTCACCGGCATTCTCCTTTTGCCGAGGACCGATATCCTTGAATGGATTGTAAGAGATAAATTCCATCTGCCCTACCCCTTGGGAGATCCCCCAATCGCCCGCCGTCTTAATCATCGTATTATATTTATCTGCCTGGATATTTATCCAGTGGTCGGGCTTAAAGAGTTTGGAAACCGCCTCCTCGGCATTCAAAGGAATGGCGGAGGAGCGTAGCTGGAGCATCTCGAGGTCTTCGGGCTTACCTTTTGATTTGGATGATATACCAGTATCAATGGATACTTTCTTCGATGGACTGATAATCTTCTCGCCTGAAAGGATTTGATATGCACCGGTTAATGCGTTTCGGATCTCATTTGGTTGGAGTGGTCGGCGGGTAAATTCCTTGGCTACCTCGAGGCAGTAATCATGTGCTTTCTCGAAGTCTGACTGATGGGTTGCCACTCGGAGGGTTAGGCGGGCAATAAAGGTATGGTGGCCAAAGTCACCTTGCGGGAGCCGGTCGAAGAACCCCGCCATGTCTGCGGATAGGATAGCCATTATTCCTTACTTTCCTCTTTTAAAAACTTAGCTATGTAGTCGGTAATTTTTCCTATGGCCTGAGATTCTATCTGCTGAATAGTCTTTCTGTGAATCCCCGCCTTTTCCGCCAGTTCTCGTTGGGAGAATCCATCGTGGTCCTCGGGAACTTTCTGAAGCATATTCCTGAGCTTGGCATCCACCGCCATCTTTTGGATGGTATTATCTGCCATCCTCCACCGACACCCATTCATCGATCATACCGCTTGGAAGTCCCGCCTCGGACACATGGGTATCATTTTCATCCGGTTCATATCCTTTCCTCGAGATATGGATTAGGGATGTAAGAACCTCGTGGGTATTCCCCCATCTTCTAATCGCCCATGCCTCGTTTGTGAATCGGATGTCATCAAAAACGATAGTTTTCTTACCGATGTATGGCTGTGCTATTTTATAGGCTATATCCACCCATACATTCGGATAGACTTTTTCCCTTCCCCATTCTGTGCCAAGAGACTGTAAAAGCCTTCGGGCATTTAATTCTGCTGGAAATTGGGGGATTGGTTCTTCCTTAAAATTTAAATACTTCTGACCAGGTAGTATGACCTTCAGCATTTCTTTTATGGGAGTGGCGAAGGATAAAATGACCGCTCCTTCGATGGTCTTGGCGTAAGTGGATTTACCAACGCCCTTGGGGCCGCATAGGCCGATTATTTTTGGTTTCATAGTGTGTAGATTAGTGATTCGATTAGTGTTAAAACTACTGCAAAAACGATGTAGAAAAACATCAGCGTGGCTAAAACGAACAGGACGATAAATCCGATGGTTTCGAGGAATTTCATGCGTGTTGCCTTTCGTGGCATGATCGGCAAACGGATACTAATTCCCATGCCGGTTCACTGCCTGGAGATTGATTATAAGATTCGTAGGTCATATGATGGACTTCGGTCGCTTGTCTTTTGAGACAGCACTGGCAGATGTTCTTATCTCGTTGGAGAATTAAACCTCTTTTATCCTTCCAAACCTCCGAATTGAGATATCTGTTATATGAATCCTTCCACTGTAAATGCTCTTCCTCCTTACGGGCTTGCCGAGCTTTAAGCTCTTCCTGAATTTGATTCTGTCGTTCGATGTTTTTTTGATTCTCATATTCTTTAGCCTTATCTTCATCGATAACCTCAACTCCAGTCGGAGGATAATCCGCAGTCAGCACCCCGCAAGCCCCGCAAAGGAGGCATTGCTTCTTATGGCTAATGCCACTCCCTTGCGAGTAGTACGGATGGGTTTTAACTCTGACCCAGCGACTAGGCTCATCGCACTGCTTAAACGATATTGCTTTGTGGCATCCCATCCTTAATCCTTTTAATCTCTCTCCTCGCTTTGGTCGGATAATGTTTCAGCTAATTGCCTAAGTCTGGCCTTAAACATCTCGTTAATTAATACCTCAAACTTTTTGGCAAACTCCTCATGGGTTTCTTTCGGCAAAATCTTGAGCCAAGGATTAATTGTGTCGCTGATTAGTTTTTTTATTTCTTCCATATTTAGTAGTGGCTTTTGATTTCCCCCTCTGCCGCCAAGGGTAGTCCCGGCAAATAGAGAGGTTCTTCGGTTAATAGTTTGATCATTAAATCGAGTGCCGCCTGTCCCTCATTCTCCGCAACTTCGACTGTGACCGAGTCGTGGACATGAAGGACAACAGGGAGTCCAGCGGCTTCAATCTTGAGGAGCGAATCCGCCATAATATCTCTCGCTGTTGCCTGGACTAGGTTTTCGGTAAGCAAGCCCCCATATAATTTCATCGACCCTTGCCCTCTTACCTTCTGACCGGTTAATTCTCGGCCATTATCTTTTACATTAAAATATCTGATCACATTGCCGGATCTCATGTGCATCACTGCACACTCGGGAGTCTGCCTTGCTTCCTCTCGGATGTGGTCTTCACACTTTTTCCAAAGCTCGACAATTTTTGGATTCTGCTGGCGGAAATCTTTGACCTGTTTTCGGCTCTCAGAATCGGTCATTTTTAATTTCCCACCGGTTAATGCCTGTGCCACTTGGCCGAATTTCTTTGGTCCACATCCATAGCCCAATCCGAGAACACGGGCTTTACAGAGATGGCGAAGTTCGGGGGCTAAATCCTTCATTGGTTCATCCTCGTTATAAAGTCCAGTCGCTCGGCCATGTGCCTCGTATAAGTCGATCCCGCCTCTGACCAAACCAAGGAAATCAAAGTCCCCGCAAAGATAGGCCAATACCCTCGGCTCGATTTGCGAGAGGTCGGCAGAGACCATGACTCGGCCTTTGCCTGGTGTCAGACATTTCTTGGCCGATGTACCTTCCACCTCGTCCCGAGGAATGCCCTGAAAGTTTAATCCACCCGCTCCACTCCAGCGACCGGTATGCGGCGCACCGCAGTATTTCAGACGGGTGGAAACTCGATGATCGGGTCGGACTCGAAGGATCATGGCGGTGTAGGTTTTATTGGCCTTATTCGCTTTTCTCCATCGGCTCATTGCATCAAGGATTGGGGCATATTGTGGATTCCTAGCTTTCCATAAAATAGTTTCCTCATCACCTTCATTGGTGGAGACGGGAGGCTCGACATTCTGCATTTTTAAATAATCTGCCAATGCCATCGGAGATGTTGGCTCCCCGCCCTGTGGACCGACCCAAGGGAGAAAGTCTTCGACCTCTTTCATAATCTCCTTGGTCTTATTAATATATTCCTGGCAAAGTTTCTGATCGATTGCCATCCCTCGGCTTGCAGTCCTTCGGGTAAATGCGGAAAGTAAAAATTCTTTTTCGGGGAAGGATAATTTTAATTCATTGTAAATGCGAATACACGCTCGGGAATCGCCGAGTGCATACTGCTTAAACGATTCATTCTGAAAGATCTCCTCGGGTCGCAATCCGCTCATTTCATTACGGGCATCCTTGTTTAGTTCCTCGCCAAATAGTTCCTTATAACATCCCGCCAATGACCTCGGCAACTGATGCCAGCTTGCCATATCCGCCGTGCAAATCCATTCGCTTGGAGTAAACTGTGGCATCTGCCCCCTCGCCATTGCCATTCTGCAACATACCGAATCAAACTCAGCATTATGGGCGCAGATTGATTGGCCGTTTAAGCGTTCGACCGGTAAGTCCCTCGGATCTCCTACCCATTCAAATCCGTCATCGGCTACCAAGGAAACAATGGTTACTCTGAAGTCAGGGTGCTTGGCATATCGGTCGAGTCCCATCGTGGCCACTGAGTAACTCTTCGACCAAACTGTTTCCACATCCAGGGCGATCAATTCCGATCCTCCTTTAAAATTGTTTCTGCGGACATCACCGCATTCTGTAGAGTCGGATATTCAAGGACTGGTAAGTCGGGGGTATCAAAGGTCACCGCCCAAACCATCTTATCCAAGTCGAGTAGGATGTCCGCCTGTCTGCTCCCCACCTTTACGACTACTTTCTCACCTCGAGGTAAGCCTCTGCCCATTTTAAAGTCTGTATTCATTTCTCCCCCTTCATGGGTTTAAGCTCAGGTGCTACTGCCGGAGCCTTGGTTGTCATTATTGGCGTGTTATACCCATGTGGGTTGGTTAGATAGCCCTTATGATGAAGGGGCTGTTTAGGCCTTCTTTCCTGTTTTAATTTTCTCATCCATTTCCTTTTCTACTTTTTTAATAAATTCTTGCAGAGGGTTTCGGTGCATCTCCCGGATCCTAGCGTTTCCAATCTGTGAGCTAAGAATGCTGAGTGCTTCTAATGCTTCAGATATTTCCTTCTTTGTAATCGCCAT